AGCCAAATGACAGTACCTAGACCAATGACGACAGACACATATAGGAATGTCATAATGGTTATTATAAGCAGATCGTGAAGCAGATTTATGATCTTAATCATGACTGATTATAGAATGGACTACGTAAACGTATTGTAGTGATGAAGATATAAAGCCTATTAAACCAGAGGTTATTGACTTCATAAAGCTCATCCTGTAGCTTTATAACAATATTAGCATGAAGAGATGCTTGTTCTTGTATCTTTAGACCACGAGTTAATGAGAGACTCTTTTCATTATCAATGGTGCTCCTTAATACTTCCAGTTCAGCATCTTTGATAGCGAGTGTCTTTTCAAAGCTCTTTTGAGCATTTGCATAAGATTCTTCAAGAAATTTGATCTCATGGTCTTTATCATCCATGTAATCATGATCTTTAAATACACCTATGTTATTCATAGTATTCTCCTTTAGGTTAGTGAATTTACAACAAATAAAAGGGTAAGCCGTAGCCTACCCTTTAGTAATATGGTTAATATTCTTGGAAGTCAGGATTCCCAGAGAATACATCATCAATGTCATCAGCAACAGGTTCTGATTTACTCTTGGACAGTACGTCCTTGACTTGACTGTATGTGTCTTGAGCAAATTCCATCATCTCTGGTACATCATCTACGATGCTCTTACCAGCTTTGTATGATATGTAACCTACTGTAGCAACAGTGCCTATACCTAGCCACATTGCATCCTTAGCTATTGATTTGAGTTTATCTAACATGTTAGACTCCTTATGAGTTGGTTAATGAACAACAAAGAAAAGGGTAAGATTGTTTGATACCCCGCAGTGTAAAAAAAGTAACACTAGACGGATCGATCGAGTATTGGTACTCGCATGTCTAATGCTACTTTAGTACTACTACTGCAAGGTATGTTCTCTGCCTAAAAACTAGGCGACGAGAGACATCAACGAAATACATCGATACCTGTAGGTAGTAAATACCATATAAAAGGGTAAGAGAGATGATGAGTATACCTACACCCTTAAGTAAGGATTAGTACTATGAGGGGGAGGACTGACCACCTGTGCATGGGGCACGTCTGACCATGTAGGCGTAGCGTGAGCGTAGGCTCTGGTCAGGCAGGGGCATGCCAGCTGTGGGCACAGGGTGGGGATAAGTAGATACGGGTGAGCGAAGCGAACACCTTCAACCCAACCCCCCGTTTGAACTCAACGTAATACTCGGGGGCAACCCGTAATTCAAGGGGGGTGGGTCTATCTTATCCCTCACACACACATTCTTGATATATTTTTTAGAAGAGTTTTATTAGTATATTCTCTTATGGAAAAGAAGGTTATATACGAGAAGTTCAATTCACTTACTGGTAAGTGGGAGAAGGATTTAACGACAGAGTCTGAATGGTTAAGTAGCATGAAAGAGTTAGATGATGAGAAAGAGATTCTAGATGCAGAGTTAGAGATTGTGAATAAGATCATTGAGCAGCACTTGAATGATCCTTTAGGTATCAGTAAATTAGTGGAGAGTAAGGATTAACACTATGTATATACTTAGGTATATATACTATATAAGTAAGTATATATACCATATAGCTTACTTAGGGTATGTACTTGTGTACTTACTTAGAGTACGTACTTGTGTACTTACACTGTAATGGAAAAATTAAAAAGAAAACTTAAGAAAAAGACAAGAGTCTATAATATTTATACTCAGAAGGAAGCTGATGAAGCTGGATTAGACTATTCTCATTGGAAACAGTCTAAGATGGGGGATTATGCTCTTTCAGATGATGGTTTTGTAGGCAAATGTATAGGCAGAAAAGACTATACGGACAAAAAAGGTCGTGTCAAGACCTTTGTCAGGCTTGCCTATGGTGCGAACTGGGCGGGAAATACCAATAAGATACAATATCTTAAGAACAAGGAGTACGGAGTCTATACTCAGGCAAACCCGGAAGCTAATAACTGGGCTGTGCGTGAAGCTAATACGACCCGTGCTAAGAACCTTGTAAATGCCTATGTGGGACAGTTAACTTCCACTAAGAAGGTAGATTACAACCAACTAGGGATGATTTACCGCCCAGATCAAAAAGAGCCTGCGGCTACAGTACGCAGGGTTTTAAAGCAGGAGATTATTAAAAAGATGGTAGAGAAAAAACTAAGGGAAGTTTTATCAGAGAAGGGAATCAATAACTCATCCGTACTTGATACTATGCTGGAGGGACTGGATATAGCAAGAGCAAAGCAGGATGTGACTAATATGATTAAGATTTCGGATGCTTTTATGGAGCTTCTGGAAATGAAACCCAATAAAAAGATTACAACAGATATGCTGCAGCTGGATGTTTCAAATAGCATTGGCGATATCATAGCAAAAGAAGAAAAGTCTTTTAAGGTGTCCCGAAAAATAGAAGAAGATGAGCCAGCAGAATAAAATACAAAATAAACTGACTGGCAACCTTATGCTGTTTGGTAAGGTGACTATGCCTAATATGTATTCGGCTCCTTCACCTGAGTTCCATTATGAGATTGCAAATAATCTAATGGACAACAATAAGAAGCAAATTAACATTGTAGCCCCTCGTGGACACGCCAAATCATCTATAGTGGGTGGCGTATTTCCTCTCTATCATCTCATGTTCCATGAGGGGCAGAAACTCGTAGTACTAGTATCCAGAACACAGGATCATGCTATTAAATTGCTTGGAACTATCAAGGATACACTTGATTTCTCCACCAATTTCCGTTCTATATTCGGATATTGGGGACAGCATAGTGCAAGACAGTGGGCTAAGAGTGAGATAGAGCTGAAAGACGGGTCTATGATTATATGTAAGGGTACAGGACAACAGCTAAGGGGAATTAAGAAAGGGAATCAGCGTCCTACATTGATTATTGTGGACGATCCTGAAGATGAGAACAATACAAAGACTTCAGAAGCTATGGAAGTAAACTTAAGATGGCTTCTTCAGTCTGCACTTCCGTCACTTGATCCTAAAACAGGCAGGATAGTTATTATCGGAACTCCACAACACCAGAGATGTATGGTGGAAACGCTGAAAGAAATGAAAGGCTGGACTAATATGCACTTTGCACCCAGCCTTAAGAAGAAGATATCTCTATGGGAAACGTGGCATCCGATAGAGAGTCTTCTAAAGAAGAAAGAAGAGCTGGAATCTATCAATAGGGTATCCGTATTCTACCGTGAGTACCTATGTCAGATCATTGGAGATGAAGACCAGCTCTTTAAAGAGAAATACTTCCAGTATTACAAAGGAAAGATTACTCATAATGAAGATAAAGATGCGTTCCTTGAGATTACAGACAGGAATGAGAAAGCAGTAGAAGAAAAAATTCCAGTAAATATATTCATGGGGGTTGATCCTGCATCATCTACACGCAGTACAGCAGACTACTCCACAATAGTGGCAGTTGCGATTGACAATGACAACAACAGGTACGTTCTCCCTTACTACCGCAAGCGGGCAACCCCTATGAACTTGGCAGATCAGATTATAGAGTATTTCAAGATATATAAACCTTCAAAGGTGCGTATTGAGTCAGTAGGCTATCAGGAAATGCTCAGGGAATACGTGAAAGACAAATGTGAACGTGAGAATCTGTTTATATCGGGTCTTGAGATACGTGAGAACCCAAGGAATAGCAAATCAGCTAGATTAGAAACGCTTGAACCTTATTTTGCACAGAACAAAGTGTATATACAGGATAGTATGACTGAACTAAAGGATGAGATGCTATTATATCCGAGAGCAAAGCATGATGATCTTCTCGATGGCATGTATTATGCTATGAAAAAAATATACCCTCCATATCATAAGAATGAAGATGAGAAGGAACAAAAAACAGTACATACATCTAAAAATGAACATTATGACTGGATGTCATGTTAAATTCTATTTAATTTTTAAGGAGCAATTAATATTATATGCCTCAACTACATCCAGAGACACAAGCAACTCACGATATATTTAACGATTACAGCTCTGCCCGTAAGAACTGGGCTAGGCAAGCTGTAGAAGATGTAGAGTTCAGATCAGGTAAACAATGGAAAAAAGAGCAGGTAAATGCTCTCCGTGCCCGTGCACAGGAGCCTTTAGTTGTTAATGTAATCCATCCTTCCGTTGAGCAGGCTAAAGCTATGCTCACATCCAATGCTCCCAAGTTCCAATCCACTGGTAGAGATACTTCAGACACTAAAGTAGGCAGAATCTTCTCTGACTTAATGTCTTGGGTATGGGATATCTCAGTAGGGAATGCAGAGCTTAAACGCTGCATAGACGATTATTATGTAAAGGGTATGGGTGTTATGATGACCTATATTAAGCCTGATGCTGATTTTGGAAGAGGTGAAGTGATGGTTAAGTCTATTGATCCACTCTCGGTATACTTCGATCCAGATTCAGAAGACCCTTTCTGTCGTGATGCATCTAATATAGTTGTTGCTAAACGCATGACAGAGAAAGAGCTTGTTGAAATGTATCCTGAATTCGAGGATGCTATTAGAGAGTCTAATGAAACAAGTCATATTAGTGACTTTGATCAGAATAGATTTGGTCTGTTTGATGAAGATGTAGTTCCGCAATCAAGGAAGCAATCTCTCCTTAATGCAGAAGATGAGCGTGAACTGGAAGTATTTGAGAGGTATAATAAGGTCAAGACTCCTTATTACAAGATATTTGATCCATTTGAGAACAGGGAAGTTATATTAAACGATCCCCAGTATGATGAGTATAGAAAAGAACCTGCAGCTATAGTAACTACAGCAGACAACCAGCAGATATTCACCGATCAAAGCAATGTAAAGAATTTTATGCAGATCGTAGAAACCGTAGGAAAGGTTTATCACCTAGAAGAAGACCCAATGTCAGGTCAGCCAGTTCCTGTACAGGGAGAAGAAACGCTGACTTCTATACCTAATAGTACAACAAGTATTGACATGATTGATAAAGGCATACTGATTGATAGTGATAAGATCATGATGACCAAGGTTATGAATACAAATATTAAGCAATGTATATCTGTAGGTGATGTTTATCTATATTCTATTATTCTTCCTATTGAAGATTACCCTGTTGTGCCTTTTATGAATGGACATAACAGGAATCCTTATCCCACTAGCGATGTCAGGCTTGTCAGGGGACTTCAGGAATATATAAATAAGATTCGTTCTCTTATAGTCGCACATGCAAGTTCTTCAACTAACGTGAAATTGCTGATTCCACGTGGTTCTATGAATAAGAAACAGCTTGAAGAAGAGTGGGCAAAAGCAGGAACTGCTGTTATTGAGTTTGATCCTGAACTAGGACAGCCTATTGTGGCTGGTCCTGTGCCTCTTCCTAATGAGCTTTATAAGAATGAAGCGGATGCAAAGCAGGATATTGAAAGGATTCTGGGAATATATACATTTATGCAGGGTGATGTAGGTTCTGCACCGCAGACATTTAAGGGTACTATAGCAATGGATGAGTTTGGACAGCGTAGGATAAAGTCCAAGCGTGATGATATTGAATCATCCTTGAATCAATTGGCTAGGTCTGTAGTGGGTTTGATCCAGTTTGTATATCAGACTGAAAAGACAGTCAGATTGATACAACCCAACAATAAACCCAAGGAAGTAAAAATAAACCAAGACATCTACGATGAGGTGTCTGGAGAGCTTATTTCTAAGATAAATGATATAACAATAGGTAAATATGATGTAATTGTTGTTTCTGGCTCTACCCTTCCATCTAATAGATGGGCTAGATTCGAGTATTATATGGAACTCTTTAAGGCTGGTTTAATAGATCAGACTGAAGTACTTAAGCAGACTGATGTTGCAGATATGGAAGGAGTCCTTGAAAGAGCTGGACAAATGCAGCAATTACAAGGTCAGGTTCAGCAACAGCAAGAACAGATCAAGAAGTTAGAAGGTGATCTACAGACTGCACAGCGTGAATCTATACATGATCGTAAAAGAGTTGAAGTTAAAGAATTTGAGAAAAAACTGGCAAAGGCTGAGGCTAAAGCAGAGATGGCTACACAGCTATACAAAGAAAGAGCCGCAGACGAGCTTAAGAAGCTTCGTGAGGAAGTAAAAAAAGCAACCAGTACAAAGGTCGGTTTAAAATAGCGGTTGCTGAAAACAAATCGCAAAGGAGAAAAACATGGCTGAAATATCACAAGAAGCTGGACTAAAAGTTGATGCTGATCCGTTTGGATATGGAGTAGAGAACCCAAAGGTTCCCGTTGTGG